TTTGTTGGTTGCATATACCAAGGAAACATGCGAGAGCAATTACCATTACCATTGCCTAGTTCCCATTTAGCATCGGACTTGACCTTAGTAAAGACTGGTTTCTTATCACTCCTAGTCTTACGTTTTGGTGTTGGTGTTGATTTAGTCTTGATAGTGGTGAGTTTAGAGAGATTCTTCTTTAAACTCTTATTGGTCTTTGCTGTCATCTTTGTAAAGTAGTTCTTTCAATTTGTTAATGTCATGTAGTATCAATTCAGCACCTGTGTAGTCTTTCGCATTATGTGCTTTGATGTACGCAAGTGCCAAATTCTTCAGTTCACCATCAAGTTTTGATGTTTTCATAGAGTTCTTTGATTTCATTTTCATCAAAAAATAGAGTGGACTCGTTTATATATGAGTGCGGATCAACCCACTCAAACCATTCATCCATAAAATGACATGCATCATCCATTTTTTGTTCCGCAAGTAAGCGTTGGAAACGCTCTACTATCCACACCACTAGATCAGATCGTACTTTGTTTAACCTCTTTACATCCTCATCGTCTGCGGGTCGTTCGTTGAATTTATTCATAGGAAGGAAACTCCACGTTAAGTTTTGCATCTGCAAGTGACGCAACCATTGTCCACGCACACTCTCCCGATACCATGTGTTCATCACAATAGTATTCTACAGTGTCCTCAAGTAATGCTTTCATTGCCATGAGTTCATCTATACGTTTCTGTGGTATCTTATCCATTATCTATAACGACTCTTAAATCGTTTGTAAGGTGGTTGTAAGACTTAATTGATAAACCAGTAGGTAAAACTTTTTCAATTGCCTTGCAGAACTCTAGAGTGAAGTGTGACTGATAACGCCAGAACTTCTTCCAATCGTCACTACCAACTTCAGCAGTTGTAGTGGGTCTGAGTTGCAGTTCATTCTCTACACTCTTGTCAATATCTTCTAGTACTGGAAGATATTTAAATGGTGCAAGAAGTTCCACCACATGATCTACAATCATTGGTGCTGCCTTTTGTACTTTGAGTTTAGTTAGTGATGGTAAGTTTTTCATTGTTAGAAGCAATGCTAATAAGGTTAATTAATGAGTTGAACAAATGACCGTAATATTCTGCTTCTTCTTCGTAGTAATCTTCCCAATAGAATCGGAAAGTTGAATCCCAATCGGGTGTGCCATCATCATAGAGGAAACATCCGCAAGGATGCCCGTCCTCCAGAAAATAACATGTATCACCGTAGATGAAGTATGCCATCAAAAGAGAGCGAGGTTACATAGTAATTTAGCATGGTAGATGCCAAATGTCAAGCGTTACCTCATATAGAGGTAACCACCTGCCCAATCAAGTCTTCCTAGGCACTCATTCAATGAGTTCTCATCCATAAGATTATAACGAACATACTTCGCTGGTTTCTGCCATCCGTCTGCCTTGTATAACTCACCAGTCTTCTTATCTACAAATGCATGCACTGAACCATCTCTGTATCCTACCTTTTCCTTTGGTGTGTGGTACTCATTGTACTCATGATACTCTTGCATGATGATCTTGATGTACTTGCGTCCTTCTGATGTTACAAATCTGTTAAGATTAGCAGTACCCTCATCAATCGCCTTTAGTCTTTCTATGCTGTAGTCAGATAGGTTGCGTAGATGATGCTGACGTGAACTCTGTTTGAAGTCCTCGTCTAGTGCTGAAAGCAATAGGTTTACTTTTTCTGAGATAGGTGCTGCTACTGTCATTAGAGATCCTTTGTTTGTTATGTACTTATTATAGTATAAAAAAGGGGGTGTGAACCCCCTTGTATGACAGTTCTTAAACTGTCTCTAATATAATATCTCTTACTCTTTCTCTGTCTACACTATCTCCACCACCCCATGAGTAATGAACATACTCTAGATCACCTTTCTCAAGTCTTTCAATATACACATCAAGTGCATCTTCAATCTTCTGACTAGTTAGTTTCTCAATAGGATATAATACATCTTCATGTGTTGGTAAGTAGAATGATGCAACATACTCAACGAATTCTGGTCTAGTCATTTGGGTTCCTTTGTTTGTTATGTACTTATTATAATACAAAAACAGGCAGTGTGAACCGCCTGTGTACCAGTTTGTTAATTGGTTATGCTCTCATCTGTTCGTACTCTGTAACAGCATTGGTAACTAACTCCTTATGGACATAGAATAGTTTATCAAAGTCAACTCCTTCCATATCCCACTCGGATACGTAATCCCACATATCCCAGTCAGTTGTACCATCCTTGTAAGTTGGTGCTGAACAGAAATCATCATTCTCATCCAACCAGAATGTTCTTCCGAAGTGTAGTGACTGTACAGTCTGGAACATTTGCTCAAATAAGTTTGGTGCAGTCATGAGTCCTTTGATTGGTATGTACCTAGTATAATGGCAATTTGTTTGGAATGGTGGAAATGCGGTCACTTTGTAAACTGGCATAGTCTTCGTGCAATTCGCATCCAATATAGTATCGTGATAGTTTCTTCGCTACCATCGCACTAGTGCCACTACCCATGAACGGATCTAAAATAGTATCACCCACTCTACTACCTGCTTTAATACATGGTTCAATCAAATCAGGTGGAAACACAGCGAAGTGAGCACCCTTGTATGGTTTGTTGGTAACAGACCACACACTTCGTTTGTTTTTAGTTGGGTATGATTTAGACAAACCTGTATGAGGGGATAAACCAGTGCCAACATTATGATACTTACCTTTACTACGGTTGCGAGTGCCCCAGTCCCTAGCAGGTTCTTTGATTGCTTCATTGTCATAATAATACTTTCTACTCTTACTCAGTAAAAACAAATACTCATGTGATTTTGTGCATCTATCTCTCACACTCTCAGGCATTGGATTAGGTTTGTGCCATATAATATCCTGTCTCAAATACCATCCATCCGCACGTAATGCGAATGCTAACATCCAAGGTATACCAATGAGATCTTTCTCTTTCAATCCTTCTAACTTATTACCCCTGCGTGGGCATGAGTCAGGTAGATCTTGTTTTGTATTTGATACAGATTGTTTAACTAATGCTTGTCCTTTACCAGGTCTATAATTATAATAACTATCACCAATATTCAACCACAATGTACCATCATCCGCAAGCACATCACGTACCTTACGGAAGACATCCACCATATTTTCAATATATTCCTCTGGTGATTCTTCTTGTCCTATCTGATTATCCTCACCACCATAATCTCTCAGACCATAGTACGGTGGTGATGTAACACACATTTGTATTGGTTCATTAATTTTTGGTATTGTATCTCTACAATCACCAAACATAACAGTATCTTTCACGATAATCTTTCAACCTCTCTCCAATATTGGCGATATACTAACAAGTTGCATTGCCCTACACCGTTCTTCTTTCCTTTATCTTCCCATTCTCTAACGCATAGCGTGAAGTAGTGAGTGTCTATAAATGTGATGAACCCTTGGTCATCCTGATATCTTACACGATCACCCACATTAAATGGGAATTTTTTCATAGCGAACTGCCACGTTGAAATCTTACTATATCTCTCATAGTAATATCAGCAGCGTATTCATATGATTTTGATTCAACATATGATTCAGTTGCAACAGGATATTCTGGCAACGTAGGAATAGATTTTCCCTCATCAATAAACTTACGAGGATTACTCATGTTTTGTACATACTCAATGACTTGATCACGTATTTGAATCAAATCATTGTAACATTGTTGGTTATGAGCACAACCCCTAAGTCTATCATCAGGTTTGTACAATGATTCTAATACTAGAGTCTTTGCTCTATCCCATTTCTCATAGGATGTTAGTTCTTGTTCCATTATTCTTTCAGGTCTGGTAAATGTGGTTCTACCCAATGATCTCTATTATCAATGCCAGCAGCATCAACATATCTCATGATGTGTTCATCAATCTGATGAAATATTGGATGTAAATTCAAATCCATATTGATATCATGTGCAATCTGTGCAATCTGATCCTCTGTAAAACAGTGATTAGGATGCAATAGATCACAGCATGGAATACGTTTCTCAATCAATTCATTAAGATTGATACGTATCTCATAGTCTCTGTAAACAGGCATGTTACAAGCAAATTAGTTTTTTATATAAGGGACTCACTACAACACCCTCACCATATTGGTAATGTTCTTTGAGTAAGTCTTTGTTTATGTAGTGGACTATCAGGTCAGGATCATCAATCCAATGAGCATAAGTCCAAGAACAAGAACGAACATATCTGTTACCTTGTTCTTCACATATTCGTACGATTTGATCGTTGAGTCTATTGCTGATAGAGTCAAACTTAAACTCTACAACATATATTAGCATACCTTCAGCAAAAAGTGAAGATATAATTGGTAGATTAACACTCAAATCTCTCTCATATCTATTTCTAGTGTAATCATTAAAACAACCACTGCCGTTAGTGCGTTTACCTGTATAATTTTTAGGTTTAATTTCTTTCTCAATACCATTGATATCAATAGCATCTCTACCTAATTTTCCAGGAATTGTCTTGCACCCTGCAACAGCAGCAGTTATTTGTTCACGTAAAGATGAACTGTTTGAATCTGCCATGTACTCATTGTACAATTCTTCAAACAGTTCACCTTGATTTTCTGTTGGTTTACCCAACGAACGACCCACTGCTAATTTAAGAAATTTTGTTGAAAACATCAGTCATCCTTAACATAGCATGGTACACCTTCAGGATCCAACCATTTAGTATAATCAGTATCCTCTATCGCAAGATCAAATTGAATGACATTATCACAAAGATACATGTCGTTGTATCTTTTAGTATACTCATTGTATTTTTGAATACGATAGTCTGGTTTACCATTTAGTTTAATGATACCGTCTTGAACATAACGGTATGGGAACTTTTCAAGAATAACATCCATGATTAAGATACCTTGAGTGTGATTAACTTTGATACTATAGCAAATAATTCGCTCATGTCAACACCTTCCCAATCATCCCATTCGCAAACGTAACCTGATTGGTCTAGTGCTGGTGCTCCTGTTGTATATGTGGGGCAATACATTAGGTCATTGTGATCATCAAACCAAAATGTCATACCAAAAAATTCAGATGCGATCATGTTCTTGTTTGTTAATAATATTATTATAGCAAAAAAGACCTCATATAGAGGTCTAGTGTGCCAGTAAAATAATTGTCACTTATTCTATTGATCTACTTCTTCAAAGTAGATACCATGATATGAATTGAATCCATCTATATCCATGAAATCTTCATCTTGATACTTTAATGGATTCTCATCTTCAGGTACAACAATAAACTCTTCGCAGAAATATTCTACGTTTACAGTTAATCGTTCAGCAGCAGCAATGAGTTCATCAGTCTGCTCTGCATTACATTCCAACACACGTGTGCAGTAATCAATGTCCTTGTTCAATTGAGAAAGCATGACTGTAATAATATAGAATAATGTGTTGAGAGGAGTGGGGCATCAACATAGGTTTCACCTATATGCCCAAATTTAACTCTAGGGAATCGCTTGCACCTGTACCCCCACCACTTTCAACCATCTGTCTGTGCAGTAATAGGTTTCTACCAACGGTCATGTGTCTGCTTCTAAGTCAGACTAGTCAGTAGGTTTGGGGCTAGAGAACCACATATCCTCTCAACACATATATCATAGCATTAAAAAGCACCCTGTGTGGGTGCTTGTGACAGTTTGTAATGTGTCCTACGAATTTGACGGTGGACTGTCCACATTCCTATACTCAAAATCTCCAGTCTTGCCTATCACATGACATGTCCAGTGATGATACTCGTCAGGACAATCCTCTTTCTTTGGAAACCATGCTACAGCATTAGCAATTGCCTGATCTACATTACCGACAGGAATCATATCCCAATCACCCAAGGTCTTCATCAATATTAAAACCTCTTCATCAGCAAAATTTTGATACCATGCCCATACTTCTGCTTTCTTAGCATCGTCAGCAGTTTTTATCTTATCATTGACAAAATGTATAATGCATGTATCATTGGTTTTACAATATGATTCAATTGTATCCCAAACATTAAGTTCATTCATTGTTTATTCCTCTTCTAACTGTTTGAGTAATTGATTTAATCGTTCAGTAACATTATCTTTTTCATCTTCTGTCCAATTATAATCATTTGTAGTTTCTTCTGCTTTGGTGTAAACAACACCTGCTTTTGATAACTCATCAAGGAATGATTTGTTATACAATCCTTCAGTTAGTCCAGATACAATTAGATAAGATGACATCTTTTCTTTAAATGTATTGAAGTATGTAGATGCAAGAGTAATAAACTGATCATCAGTTTCTAAATATTCCGCACTAGCATCTTTATCTAAGATTATATTCTTATAATATGATGGATTGATGGGAAACTTAACTCCAACAGGATCTGAAGTTGAAGCATCACTAGGAATATCTCTTAATTTCTTTCTATACTTCTTGTATAATTCTTTATCATCAGCACTGATACCAGAATCCTCAACAAATACCCAATCAGTTTCAGTGAGCAAGAAATTACGTGCTAATCTAACAGACAACCAACTGACAGAGGAAGTTTTAGCATATACTTTAGTAAATGTTGATTGATACTCAGTTTCTTCTAGTGAATCAGCAAGGAAAAATGCTTCTTTGAACTTATCAAATGCCTTCTTACCTTCAGTGCCACCAATATCCTCCATCTCATAATCATTCCAATAGAATGTATCAGTCTTGAAGTTCTTGGTGTACTTACGTTTCTGTGCCATGTAAGTATCATTTGAATACCATGCAAACAACACTAACTTATCTTTGTCACTATCCCATAATGGATATAATACAGGAACAATGTCACTAGTCCAGTATGTATCAGTGATATTCTTAGTTACACCTCTGTATGTAACTGTCTTTTGTATTGCATCTGCTTGCAATATTAATTCTGGTGTTGCCATGATAGATAGTAGTTCCCTTGTTTATTTAGAACGCTTTGATAAGGTATTTACACAAATGATATGGTTCAATTAATGGTATATCTTCATCTGGATCAATTGCAGCATCTGGCACAAGTTGTACTTGTGATGTTAATGTGAAAGTAGAATCATTACCAGTAGCACCTGTAGTATAAAATCCATCACTAGCACCTTCAACTTCATATGATAATCTATCAATATTTGTTGACATCTTATTGCCAGCAGGGATGAATTTTAATTCAGTTGTTTCCTTGTATTCATAGATGAAATCACATATACCATAATGGTCTGAATCAGCGTCAGCATTATCATTACCAGCACCAGCTGGATTCCTTTCCTGTAAAATTTTAAATTGCACATTTGGTTTTTGTGCAGCAGATGGTAAATCAATACCATACCAATACCAATTGGTTGGATTACTACCAGAACCAGTGCCATCGTATTGACTATTCACTTCTGCTGATGTTGGAATTGGAACTATAACACCCAAGTAATTATTAAAAATATCACTTCCATCGGTATTGTAATACAATTTCAATTCATCTCCACCATTTTCAGGTAAATTACCACCATTTACACCATTACCACGTGCTACTTTAATATTAAAACGTTTTACATTAGTTGTATCTGCTGCTTTTACAATAACAAATCTTTGTAGGTCAGAACCACTTAACTTTACATATCCCCATCCATTATTATATGCTTCAGGTGTAACCAATGGTGATAAAGTAACAGCAGTAATTATTTTAGTATTTTCATCCAAAGTAGCAGTAGCAAATGCACGAGTACCAGCACCATGTTTGATGCGAATTACTGGTGCAGATGTATAATTAGATCCACCACTGTCCAATGTGATAGATGTAACTTTCTCACCAGATACAACAGCAGTAGCAGCAGCACCTGTTCCACCACCACCTACAAATTCAACTTCAGGAACCTGTGTGGTTGGTAGTTTGAATCCACCACCTGCACCAGTACCAGCACCAGAAGCAAAAATATCTGTACTATCATTTGCTTTAACAATAATATCCCCTACCGTTGTGTTAACAAAACCACCTTCATATCCAGTAACTTCACCAAATCCAACTCTTGCGTATGGTAATTCTCCATTGCTTGTACCACCAACTCCAGCAGCAGCAGAATTATTAAATGTTAAGGAAGCACCAGATGCACCAGGTAATTCATCTTTTTCAATTTTATATCGTGTATATGCACCTCCACCTCCACCACCACCGCCAGGTGACCATGCAAGATTACTTTCTGTGTATGAAACAATTACTTCTCCAGCACCACCGTTACTTGCGGAAGCATTAATAAAGTTAAAGTAAGTGGGAATGTATGCAGATCTCCCTGCTTGTCCTCCACCGCCACCACCGTGACCGCCAGAACCACCAGCACCAGTTGGATCACCTCCAACTCCACCAGATCCACCACCTCCACCAGATGATATGGAGACACCACCGCCTCCACCTCCACCACCGCCACCAACGCAACCATAGTTGCCACCAACGGTTCCACCACCTGTATAGAGGAGATTTACAGTTTGTGAACTATTAGCAGGTTCATATAATGTAGAAGCATTTGTACCATTACGTCCGTTATATGGATAATTAGCATCATTTTGGAGACCACCTCCTCCTCCACCACCGCCAGAACCAGCGACTAATTGACCATTCCATGTAACAACAGACGCACCACCGCCACCGCCACCATCATCAGTTGCACCATCACCACCACGTTTTCCACTTGCGTTTCCATATCCAGATCCACCAGCACCACCAATTCCATCTCCATTACCACCAGACCATCTTGATCCTTGACCACCTGCTTGAACACCAAATGTCCACTGTGGTGAACTACCAGGATTGATCCATTCAAGTATCATTGTAGTTCCTTGGGATCCTACACCACCAACTTGACCATTTGTTGTCGTAAATTGTGGATTAAGTCCTTGTTGAGAATCAGCTCCTTTTCCACCTTTAATGGTAAATTGAATATTAGTAAATTCTGATTGTGTTGTGAGATTGACAACTTGCAAACTTTGTGATGTATATGTGTTAGTTGTGGTTACTGGTGATCCACCAATTTGTGTGTGTTTACCATCGCTACCAGCACCATATGCTAATATATTACCAGAACCATCACCTTTAAGACCTGCACCACCAGTACCTGCTACGTTAGGATTAGTTGGATTTGATATGCCAGGAAATTGTCCGTTTTGTCCCGAACCTTGTTGACCATCGGTTCCATCTATACTAGCATTACCAGTAAAGGTTCCATTATTTATTGCACTACCTGACGATGTAACAGTACCACCATCACCACCGCTTGTATAATTATTTGACTTTCCTCCTCCTTCTCCACCTCCAGCAGTTATATCAATTAATGTACCACCTGCTACAACGGTAAAGTTTACGTCCTGACCATCGTTACCTGCTTGCATTCCATCACTACCTGATCCACCACCACCATGTAGTTCAACTTCCATAACCTTCCATGCTGATGGAAATGAGATAGATGAACTACCAGTATATACAATGTCTTGAGAATATGTAATGATTTCTTGACCACCTGTTCTAACTTCTCTGCCACCAATCAGAGAACCTGTTAATGGTGGTGGACTACCAGTAAATGTTCTAAACATAGATGGTGCAGTCTCTGTTACCTCTTCGTACGTACCACTACCAGAACCACCTGATGCAAAATAAAAATCAGGTGACGTATATTTAATACTACCAGTCCCTTCAGCACCAGCTCTCCAATCAAATACATCATATGTTGCTGCTTCCCTTGATTCAATTGCTGATTTAGATAAACCATGTTTATGTTGGTAATGCAATCCACCTATAGGAAACCAACCATATAAACGAGCATTTTGATTTGTGTAATTTACCAAATATCTATCACCACCTAAACCACTACGAAATTGAAAAGTATCGTCAGCTTTTGTACTGTAAACAAAATGACTATGATCAGGTACTCGTTGCAATCTTCTTTCTTGCATCGTAACATGAACTTTTTGACTACCAATTATATTTGTTGATACGTCATCTGTAATATTACCATAACCAGTTGTAGTTATAGAACCAAGAGAAAAATAACCTGCTTGAGATCCTTTATCAAAGTACCATGATCCACCTTGTTTAACAACACCATTATTTGCACCAGCACCAAGTGTAAGTAAACCAATACTGGGTGTTCCCTGTCCAAAGACATTACCATATCCAACAACTTTTCTAGTTTTTAGGTCAGGTACTTTGAATGTTCCTAAACTTCTTGTAGATCCCCAATGATCATAGATATTATCTTGTGAGACTGATTCCAATTGTCCACCAGAACCAAAATTTAATTCTAATTGAAGACCACTACCACCACCTGCATTATTAATAGTAAACGTAGGATCAGTTACATACCCTGCTCCTAGATCAGTAATATTGATACCTGAAATTACACCATTGACAATAACTAAATTTGCTGTTATGGTAGTACCACCAGAGGGTGCAGCAGCGAATGTTATCGTAGCAGCAGCATCATATCCACTACCACCATTAATAATTTCTATTGCTTGTCTTGAAGAACCACCATAATCATTACCAATAACAGCATACAATGCTGGAAAATCATTAATTGCATATTCAGTACCATCACAATACAAATAACCAGGATATTGGTAGTCTGGATTGGTTTGTGTATTAGCATTACCAGTAGTGACCGTATAAGCATTTGTTGGCGTATACTGATTATCATAAACATCAGTAGTTGCCTTAAAAGTATTAACAATAGCACCTAAAGGAGTATTATCAGATGCTTTATCTGTATAAAAATTAGGTCTGGTATTTCTATATGATGGTGCTGGTGATACTGTCATTGATCAAATTTTAATTAGGTATTCTAAAATGATGAAAGGTTGTGATACATTATCTACTGATCTTGCATCATCAGTAGATAGGTTTAACTTAGTTTCCAATAAGTCTGCTGAAATTTCAGTAGAACTTGTTTTTAATTGGAATGTATGATCTTCTTTTTCTAGATCAATCTTATGAAAATGCTCTGTTGGATCCTCACCACCTGCATATAATGGATTAGTTTGATTAAATTCATTAGTTGTAGATGGAGATCCATCATCAACTGCAAATGGGTACAAATCATTCATTTGCAATGGCATTGAATCTGCCCAACTACTGTCTTTCCAATCAATTGGAACACCTTGAGCACCTGCAAGATATGTAGCTGGCATATCTACATCCTTGGTCACTGGTGAATCTGGTCCTGTCGTGTAGATACAAATTGATCCAAATGGAGTTGGAATTCTTAATGTAACTGTAAGAGTGAGAGAACTTGAGGAATCACCTGTTACTGTGTATGGAGTTGTAGTAATTGGATAATTATCCCACGCCCTTGTAGAATCACCAGGACTACCACCAGCAGTTGATACACCATTAGCTTCTAAGTAACTTTCTGGTGGTAATAAACACATATAGTTCCACGCATCTTTAATAGATTGGTTACCATTAATACATGCATTACTATAGGCAAGAGGAGTGCTTCCAAAATTAGTATAACCAAACTTTCCCTCTCCTCCAAATGCTTTTGATTGACGTATATTAGATGCAATTGCTTTACATGGTTGTTGAGCATTACCTGGATATGAATTACCTGTAGTAGGGTCTGAAGTAGCAACAATCCATTTATGTAAAGGTATCGTTGAAGCATTTGCTAGTCCAACAGGTCCTATTGGTGCAGGGTCTAAAATAGTAGTTGGAGAACTTTCATCAACTTCTGCTCTTGCTTTCAATCTAGTTCTAGTACCACTATGAAAATGCATGTGTCCATGCAATGCAGATTGATCAACCGCTTCAACTTCAGTTCTTTTACCAGCAGCAGTACCAGCAGTCCACACTGGTCTTCCTCTCATTGGCATTTCAACAGATGGAACAACAAAGTTACCAGTGTATGCAACATCAATTACACCATTTGTAGCAGCAATTGCTTCTGCTTCAATACCAATACCAGAACGACTTTTTTCAACATTATTTACTGTAGTAACTCTAATATTTTGATATACTCCACCACCACCTGCACTACCAGTTGGTTTTGGATATTTAGATCCTAAATCTGGTACTACAAATTGTTGATCACTTACTGACTGTAATGGTTCACCAGCAAGATTCCTTCTAACAAACTTACCACCAGTTCCTGTTCCACAAATAGCAGCAAGTTGTGGATAATCAATGGCATTATATACTGTGCCATCACATCTTAAATATCCAGCTGGTAGTTCTCTTTTAGAATACGTAGAATTGATATTATTATCAATTTCAACAGGCCATACAATTATTTGACCAGATATATTACCATATTTCCCTCTTTCTTTTGAATATATTGTCGCCATTTTAGTATGCCTTGATAATATACACTGCTGCCATTGCTGGTTGTGATATAGTAACTGTAATATTTAGTGCGTTATCCTCACTCTGAGGAACAACATTTCCTAATCCAACGTTACTTATTGCAAATGTTGGGGGTGGTTTCAATGATCCAACAGACATTTGCACATCAATTGTTCCATGATTATGTGAGTTAAATGATGAATCATTAGGATCCATAGAACCAATATTGTTGACAGTAGATGGAAATGTTCCTTCCATAAACGTCAAGGTAGTACCACCACTGGGAACAGTATCAAGTGTTTGTTGATTTAAGGTAAGTGTATACACATAACTAGCAAGATCATTACCTGTTCTAGTTACTTTAGTAATATAAGTGCCAGGTTCAATACCTTCACCATCTACTATTTTAAATGCACGAACTTTATCTTCAATGTAAAATGTTTCACTACCCTCAGTTTTTGTGGTTCTAATATCTGTACCTACTGGTAGTGTAATTTCATTAGTACTAGCAGCTAAACTAACATTGTTAACAACAAACTGATTTGATGGATCTTCTGGATTGTCTTCAAGACCAGCAAAAGTATTACCTGTAGCTGCACCAAAATAATTTCTAAAATTACTATTAATTTGTGGTCTAGGATGTAATCCTGTCCATGAGGGGTGATAATGAGTTGGTTTGTCGGTTGTTGTAGGATCATTATCAAATGGTTCATATGCAAATGAAGACGAATAACTTCCTAAAGCTGGTCTATTTACAGTTTGTGTAGTTGCTTGAGGACTATTTCTTGTTGGAGTACCACTATGCCAAGATGGTGCTGGTACTGTTGACCAATAATCTGTATTGGAATCATTTTGAAACAGTTGAAATTTACTTGCTAATGGTAATGTGTGTTCATGATCTGAATCGCCAAAATATGATGTAAAAGTAATACCTTGTTGCCAACTTGGTCCTGTTGCATCACCACTTGCAATTTGACATATATTATTTCTAGATATAGCTTTATCTGAACAATAATCAGCTGGGTCTGTTCCACCAAGAGTTACCCCAATAGTATCAAATATTTGAGGTCCAGTAAATCCAGCAATAGCACTATCAAAAATATCTGAATGTTGGTGTGCTGGTGTGTGATTTATGTTTAATTTTCTATTAATTGTACTAATACTAGTAAAAAAGTCTGGATCACTAATCGTTTGCCCAGTAAATCTACCAGATAATAAAATGTTTGGATTATTGAAAGTAAAATCAATATCAGCAAATGCATTATATGTTATTGGTAGAGCATCAGGACCAAAATCATTTGCTATATCATCACCACTACCATCACCAACTAAACTCCCCACTACAGTATATGCATCAGATTGCCCATTTTGATATTTTGTCTCATTGAGCATACTATTTTCCAAATCAAGCATGACTTTATTTCCAATATTAGGAAGTTTAAATTGTCCTGAATAATTAGGAAATATTCCTTGCATATCTCCACCATAAGTTTTACCAAGTTCCGATGCAAGCAAAGGATAATCATTAGCATCTTTGAGTTGTCCATCACAAACAATCCACCCTTTTGGTAGATTAGAGACAGTGAAACCTTCATTGCCATCACCTGCCCACGGAATAATTGTTCCGATACGGGCAGATTTCATTGTTTTTATTGAACTGTAAAATTGTGCCATGTTATCTTTATAGTTCTGTTAACCACCATCCACGTAGATTGGATGGAACTGTAGATGCGTTTGGATCACCAGCAGCATCTGTTGCACCAACATAAATTAAACCAAATGATGCATTTCTTGTTTGAACAACCAATTCACCACTGTCCCAAGCAGTAACTAATTGTCCAGCACCTGCTTGAATCTTAGTACCAGTTGTGTCACCTTGAATAGCGGTTGGTACATTGTTGACTTTAAGTGCTCTCAATACTAGACTTGTATTGTATGTTAGATTTCCACTAACTTCAACAAATCTAATCATGTCACCTGTTTCTGCATATTCGGGCAGATACATGACAACATTATTACCACTACTTGTATTGATTAAGTAGTTGTTATTAGGTTGTAATGGATTTGCTTGTGTTTGACCAATTCCAGTAAGTGATTGCTCAACATATGTATATCTGCGACCACCATTTCTAGTAAAGTAACGAGAAATACCAAATGCATCAATTGAACAGTCTTGATAAATCTTGAGGTCTCTAGGTCCTGTTGTTGCATTACCAGCAGAACCAAGATTATCAACGTGAACAATTGCTTCCTGTGAGTTACCACCAGAAGAAACTTGACCTTTGATGTAAAGTTTTGCACCCATGTTGACAGAACCATCAAAACCAAATGCTTGGAATTGAATGTCCTTACTACATGTGCCATTAGTTTGACAATTTTCATAGATGACCTTAAGATCACCACCGATCATTGCTCCACCATTGACATACATTCCAAATACACCAGTTGCTTCATCAAGAACTGCACCATCACCTATATGATCATCATCGTTTGATACGTTGAATACTAAGGTTTCACCATCAGAACCATACATTCTAAGGTTACCACCAATCATCTCAACATGATCATGAATCTTGAGAGCACCTCCACCAAAGAATCTGCTATGTGTTCCAGATGCGAGGAAGTTACCATTAGCATCAAGTCTAGTTGACTTAGACAATCTCACACCAAATGTAAGATCAGCATTGCCATCAATACTATCAGGATAGAACCACTCAAAATCATTTCCTGTCTTAAACTTGAGGAATTGTATATAATCTAACTTATCAGAAATAAGATTAGAATTTTTAATTCTTACTCTAATTTTGTTCGCATCTTGATTAGGTGACTCAACAGCAGTTCTACCAGTTGCAGCAATAGGATCAATTAATGATGTTGTTTCAGTAAACTTCTTAAGTTTAACAACGGTTGCTCCAGCATTCCATGTTTGACCATTGTATCCACCAACTGATGTATCTTCCTGTCCTCTACCACCATTGGGGTATTGTCCAGCAGGGTAAGCAGCATTATAAATTGTAGGTAATATTGCATTACCCTGTGCATCAGTTGTTGGATCATCAGTAATGAGAATAATCTCAATATTACTAGTACCGTCAATGATAGCAACTAAGTCTCCTTTCTCAAATGCATCTGCATTTGAAGCAATAGGAATATCAAATGTTGATGTAGTAACAGCATTTGCTAGTGATGTAATAGGACCATTTGACTGAATACTTACAGGATCATGCATGTATGATGTTACCACTGTGGTGCTATCATGAGCAATAGCAGTGGATCCATAGTATTGTCCAATAGCAAATACAGTACCAACTGTGTGACCAATGATTGTATCTCCATTACACATGTCAACAGAGAATACACTGGTCTCTGAATTGCTAAGAGTAAACTTATCATTCAGTGAAGGATCAGCAGGTGGATATATTTCAAGAGGACTACCACATAAACCTTTGAGACTTAATGAACCATTGATAATGGTATTTGTATCCTCGCTTCCATCACCAATGGTAACACTACCAGTTATAGAATCAACTTCAAATACTGTTGTTTCATTGGCAGTATCACATCCTTTTTTGACGGATAATTTTTTCGCAACTGCGTTAATTACAGTTGTTAATTTGAAAATCTCACCCTCATCATCAACACCATCATTAGCAGGTGTACCATCTGCACGTGATATGATTACATAATCACCAACATCAATATTACCACCAAATTGTGATAAATTAATTGTTTTATTACCTGCACTTTGATCTATGTCAGATGTAATCCATGTAGAATCTAATTGTACAGTACACTTGAATATATCAGTTGTATCTGCGTGTGTTGAAGATACATTTGTAAACGTACCAAATGGTTGTCTACTTACAACAATATAATATGGACTGTTAGATGCAACGATTCTTGGGAGAGAAACAATTTTAACAAATTCTGCATGACCTGTAGCAGTTTCAGCACTGTCAATTAAGAGAATATCATTCTCATTGAAATATTGATCACCATCAGGATTAGCAACATTGATATTGTTGTATGGACTGTACTTAAGTGGTAAGTAATATTGTCCTGTAGGTAGAGCAGGTAGATTTGCTTGTGGAATTGCTTGACTCCATGTTGAATCACCCCATGCACCACTACCACCAGTATCAATTCTGTTATAATCAGATTTGTTTCCAGATGGTACTGTTGCAGCGATTCTTAAAACATCAATAATATCTACGTTTTTATTGTAAATATTATTGCCTATGATTCCATTCGTATGTGCTATGATAGAAGCAGAACCTGCTTGTTTTCTATCAGCAGTGAATGAGAAGTTATTTAATCCACCACATAAAATAATATCACTATTGACTCTCAATGTAGAATCAATAACAGTATTGTTTCTGATCTTGGTAGTACCACCCTGACCAGCAATTGTTAACTGTGATGCATTAGTAGCAAAATCAACTATGGTTGTTAAACTGTTATCACCTAAGAAAGAAACAGTCTCAGCAGTAGATCTAAAGAATGCAGTATCTCCAGCACCTCGTCTAGTGATGTTAGATCCATTAGTCTTGTCTTTGACCTGACCAAGTAAAATATCACCAGCAATTTTTAATTCTTTGTTATTAATTTGTGCGTAAGAATCTGTCTCTGTACTATCAAATGCACCACCAATAGAAACTCTAGAAATATGTGCATTTGTACCGTCTCCATCAGAAGTAGCACCTAAGTCAACAAAACTCTTAGCTGCCTTGTTGCCAATTTCAAATTCTTGAATGAGTGTTTGCTCATTACCAAATTCAATATTCTTGGCGTAACCAGCCATCTTGAATCCATTGCTACCACCAACAGATGTTTGGTAAGCATCATGCTGACCTTCAAATCCATTGTTCATCAAGAACTCAAATGTTCCATCAGTAATTGATGTTCTAATTTCAGCAGTGTTGTTAACTCCAGCACCACCACCATTTACATCAATATCCTGTTCAAACTTAACATCACCTGAGAATCTACCAGTACCATTTACAGTGAGTGTTCTGTCTAGTTGTGTTGCTGCTGTCTGATCATCAGAAACATTAATACCAACACGATTAGTTTGAGCATTTACACGGAAGATAGCAGAAGAATTTGGCAAGCCAGGTGTCATTGTACCTACCAAGAATGCATTCTCTAAACCAACAAATGTTCCAGTTGAATATACAATATTATAACCAGTTATAATACCATTACCATCAACATCTAAGTTTGCTTTTGGTGTGGATGCATCATTAACGAATGATGTCTTCCATGCTGTACTACCAACTCCACCAGTTCTTGCAACTGTATTAATACCAACCTTATAATTTGTTAGTTCTGAAGTTTCTGTTCTAATTGCTTCACCACCAAGTACACCCCATTCTTTCCATGCAGTGTCACTATATTCCATAGAAGCATTAACCTCAGAGTTCCAAACAATTGGACTTGAGACAATGCTTGCACCAATAATAATTTTCACATAAGAATTGGTTTCATTATATGTGTTAGGATCAATGCTGTGTACACCATTCAATGCTGGTTCACTGCAATTCTTGATTCTAATCTTAGTTGCAGGTGTAATCTTAGGTGCAAAACTACCATTCTGTTTAGAATTCTTCCAATTAATCTTAACTAGACTACTACCGTCAAATTCTACATTGAATACTTGGTCTGGATTGGATGCAGTTTGATCTCCTAATGTGTAGTAAGAGTTAGCATAAATCCAACCAATAGAACCAGATGCACCAACGCTATCACCCTTGAGAAGAATGTCGCCAGGTACAGGTAGAGCACCATTAGTACCATAACGTACCACCTGTGTTGAATCAAAGTAATCTTTACCAGTTGCACTCTGTGAAGGAGTTGCATTTGAACCTTCGGTTCCTACAACATGGTTTTGAATCTTATAACCTTGTGCAAATCCATTAGAACCACGTGGGTTGAACTGGAATACAGAAGCAGCAATCATGTTCTTATTAAGAACAATGTCACCATTGGTTAAAGTATTACCCTGTTGTGATGATCTATCAAGTGTCTCATCATCACCCACAGGTGTGGCATTTGGATTTACAGTAGAGAGAACTCTAAATGATGTTAATCCTAAACCACTAGCAACATTAACAGTTACTGGTGAGTTGAATGTATTGACTAACTTACCTTCATCACCACCATTAACTGTAATGTTTTGGTTGAATGTTACAGGAGTATCAAATGTAGTAACAAGACTATCAATGATATCGTCTGGATCCTCAGAATCTTGCAGCGATGCAGACTCTAAGAATACTTCCTCACCAGTGATAGCATCAATCTTACGGTTACCAATGTATAGGTCACCATTTGAGTTAAGACCAGTATAGAATACTAATCCACCGTCTTGTTTCTTAGACTGTGCAAAGAAATCTTGCTCTACAGTCAGTATAACTTCTTGTCTTGCAGGTAAACCAGTTGAGTAGTTACCTGGTCCAAAACCAAGATATTCAAACGTATGGTTACCAGCACGTGCTATTGATGGTCGTCTAAGTTCAACATACAATCTCTGATCAACAACAACTGTGTTGTCACCAGCGATAGGAATCTGACGATCTTCAGATCCTGATGCAGCGTTACCATCTTGTGCCTGAATTGCGTTGTCACCAGTGTAAGTGTTTAGATTAAGTGATGGTGTCTGTAAGAAATCAATAACTGCTTCTTTAGTAATTGAATTTTTGAAGTCATTAACAGTAACTAAACCATGAACATAGTTATCAGCAGCAGAGAATGTTGCTGGTGGATCAACAAGGTTAGGATCTAACTGTTTGAACCATACTGGATCGTTCTTATAATTTAATGGGAATAGTTTACTGATTGGTTGAGAGAACTTAAAGTTTCTAAAGTTACCAAGGTTACCAGCACCAGTTGGGAATGGTGAGATATTACCACGAACAGCAGTTAGATAGAAAATACCATCTTGCTGTTCAAAAATACGTCTCTGTATTTCTTCCACATCAAAGATGTAGAATGTGTCATCAATTTCACCAATATCATTTACGGATGCGATGTAGTATTGATTACCTGCTTGGTCTGTAATACTATCACCAGCAGTAAGTGTGTATACATTAGATGACTTTTCCTTATAATAGAACTCAGGGTAACCCTTACGAATAAGTTCTTTAAGTGCTAATGATTTACCATCATCAGGATCAGCAAGTTGATCTGCAAATACAACTGTATTAGTTTGTACCTGTGTAAATCTAGTATCTTCAGTAGAACTATAATCTAATGTTCCTGAGATACCTTTTAAAATCAAATGCCATTCTGAAGTGCCAGGAACATTAAGAGCAGCATGAATGTAACCAGTTCCCTTATCATTACCATCCCACTCTACTTTCGTATCTTGGAAATAACCTGTTGCAGGGTTAGCAGTATTAGAAATAAATGTGCCACCTTGAGGTGCAGTTATCTTAACTGTGGTTAATGTTTCATTCTTTAATGCAGGTACTTGAGAATCAATTTCAGGATCAAATACTGTTAATTCAAGTAATTCATCTCCACTTGTAGCATCAACAAAATATCTACCAGATTGAATAGTTGCTTGAATCTTAGAGTCAGTTCTGATATATGCTTGGAATTCTTTACCAGCACCTGTTAGATCTTTTCTAAATGGATCATATCTCTTACTTGTATCCAATGCAGGTTGATTGTTGCCAGGATTTGCAAACTGTGCAGCAGTCATACCAATTATTTCATTTGCCTGACCACTATCAGTAGTATTATTGAAGATTGCTTTGGTTACTGCATTGCCTGAAGCAGGTTTAAGAACAATTTTCTGTGGAAGAAGTTTTCTTGTTTCATCCTTCCTCATCTTGAGCGTAAATCCATTTAGAGGATCACGAACTGATTTGAGGTAGCTAGGAATTACATAACGGAAACGATAGATACGATCATTTGGAGTTCTATCATCTTTTAGACGAATATACCATGTGTCATTAGACTTAGTATTACCAGATGCATCGTTATATTCTGTGTCATGAAGTCTTGCAAGAATCTCTTGTGATGTTGCAGGTGCTCCAGAAGAATTTGGTTCAACTTGTAAGTACCACTTACCTTTGTCTGATACCTGTGGATTAACAAAACTAGGATCAAAACGCATTGGTGATGTACGCTTGTTAGCAAATACATTGAAACCAATATTAGCAGAGGTAGTAAGATCAATAGCGTTTACATCGTTGATAGCATCAGCGTGTGTTCTATAAATCTTGAATACTTTAGGTGTAATATATCTCGCAAAGAATTCTTTATCTCCTCTTAGTTTACCAATGTCAACACCACTTTGTACTGTAACAGCAGGGTCATTAGCATCAGTGCCACCAACGGTAGGCATATCTTTACCAATTTCTGCTCTGAAGAATACTGGATGTCCTTCAGGTACATTTGGTTTTGGTAAATCAAAGATGTGAGATACATCAGTTTGAATACCATTGTTTACCAATGTACAAGCATATTGATGTAAGTCATAACTATCATCAATAGTAAACTGATACAAATCAATTTCTATATCTGGATGAATGCCACCAACTTCTTGAGAATGTAAGTAAATACCAGCAGCAGCATTTTCTTTACTGCTTGCAAGCATCAATACATCTTGTTGCAATCCATTGAATGCTGTTGTAGCAGCAAAATCTTGTGGATTTGTTTCTCTACCTGGTGCAATTACATAGTATTCTTCGTTAGTATCAAATCCATTTGGAAGTCTAACATTTCTCTTGTCAACTGTCGCACCTGATTTAGGACGGGGAACAAGTCTTACTGGTGTTCCTGTCTCTAACTTATGTGGATCAGATTGATTTGCTGGTGCTTTGGATGGATCTGTAAGTGTAAAGATAGTTGCTCTTCTTGACAATGCAGAAGATGATACTGGTTCATTTCTAGTAACAGTTCCTAAACCAGACTGTATGATTGTAGCAATATTGGTAAAGTATTGGCGTACAGCTGTTGCTTCATTAGCACATTCAGGATAATTTGTATCTTGATTAGCAGCATTAGCAGGGTCATTATTGAAGAACGCATCAATAACTGGTTTCTTATCTGTGTAGATACCTGTGTCAGGAACACCACCCGATGATGGCCAAGTAATCCATAGATATGTGTCTGTAGTTGTAGAGTTTGCATTTACAGATTGACCTAATGATAATCCCAAAGGAATCTCTACCTTATCAATAGTATCTAAGTAACCAGTGGTAGATATTGTATTTGTTAAGATGCTAAACAATGTTGTAATTGTTGAAGCAACTTCTTGACAAGAACCATTAGAAATATTTCTTGATACTGAATCAAGAGCAGAACCATTTGATACAGTGCTGGTTATGATACCAAATAATGTGTCTATAGTAGACTTGATGTTATCACACTTACCACCTGAAACTGTTCTTGTTATAGACAGGAGACTTTCTGGAGTTGTAATAGCATCTTTAATGATTGTGTATAATGTTGTGATTGTAGATACAACACCAGTGCATTTAGATGTAGACTCAGTACGAGTAATCTGATACAATGATGATGGTGTGTTGATAGCATTAGTTAAGATGCCAACAAGTGTAGTAGCTGTATCTTTAGCAGAATCATAATCGCCATTGGCAATACCAGCAGCAATACTTGCATTTGTTGCTTGATTAAGTGCTGTGTGTCCACCAACAGTAACTGTTTCATTTACAATTACTTGTCTAATAATATCACGAACTTGATTAAACGCATAGATTGTTTCATTTTCAGTTCCAGCAGCATGAGCACCAGCGTTATACAATAGTGCAGCATCCCATGTACGATCATTACCACCAAATGCTACGTTGTGTGCAACAACTTCAACAACATCTTTAAGATCATCAAGACAGTCGTTAGTAGTATAACCTTGTGGTGAAACATAGTTAGAATACTGTGCAAGCATTCTACCTAATGCAATCTCAGCAATAAAGTTTTTGTTATCAAGAATTAGATTTTTTGCATTACCAGATTCTACTGTAGATGGTATTGAAGGATCAGTTGTAATAGTATTATCAAATGTTTGAGTCTTTCCATGTGATCCACTTACAAGAACTTTTTCGTTTCTTGCTACCTGAAGCATCAATTCTTTAGCATCCTCAAATGCCTTCAATGTTTGTGCTTCTTCACCAACAACATAAGCACCTAATACATATAGGTTTGCCATGTCAAGGACTCTATCATTTCCACCAAATCCTACGTTATGTGCTATCTCAACAACAAAGTCTTTGATGTCATCCTTACAATCTTGTGGGTTACCAGTTGGGGGTGTGAAGTCTGGAAACTCAAAGATCATTCTATCATATGCTTCACTAGCAATGAATGCAGCGTTTGCAATTAATAGATTGTATGCATCTCCACTCTTGTTATCAACAGCAGTTGGAGTGTCTTCTGTAATAGTGGTATCAAATACCTGACTAATACCAGATCCACCAACTTGTAAAATCTTTTGGTTCTTAATAACTTGACCTGCCATCTCTTTAGCGTGACGGAAGACCTCATTAGTTTCAATTTCTTCACCAGCAACGTGAGCACCAGTCTTGTATGAATATGCAGCATCCCATGTCTTATCGTTACCACCGTATGCTACGTTATCTGCGATTGCTTCCAATACATCTACTGTATCATCAACACAATCTTGATCGTGATAGTTTCTATTACCAGCAATAGAGAATACTTTATGAACTGAGTTTGCTACAGAACTTACCCATGCATGTGTATAATTACCACCACTTACTACAGCACCAGTTGCAGTTCCACCTGCCCATATATGAGCATAACGATCAGCAGGTGCAGAAGGACCAACATTAACAGTGATAGTTCCATTTTGTCTTGCTATTCCACCTGTTGCTCCTCTCTTAAATGTGTGAGCAGCATTAGGTGTATACTTGATAGAGTTAGCAACAGCAGATACAAATGTATGTGCAGACTGTGGTAAGAACTCAACAGCATTTGTCAAAGCACTATCCCATGTGTGGGTATATTGATTGTTAGTATTACTATCAAATCCAACGTTGATTGTGATATTACCAGTTTGCTTTCTAATACCATTAGCAACAGCACTATCAAATGTATGTGTAGATAGGTTAGATGATTTACCTACATTAACAACAAAAGTGTTTGCAGTTACAGCTCTGATTTGTAACCATCTTCCACTTGGTAAATCAAATCCAGTACGAGGATATGGTTTTGCACCAGCGTTCGCATCTAAATCACATGTGAAACTTAGTGAATTGTCTGCAATTTGAATGTAATCTCCACCAGAAGTTACACCACCAGTTACAACACTTGTGACTGTATGTACATATTGTCCAAGACCAGTAGCAACACCAACATTAACATCAAATGTACTTTGCTGTGCGTTACTAACGACTAGGTTCTTACCACTTGCAGGGTCAGTTGCTCTTGGGTATGCATATGCTTGAGTGTCATTATCCTTAGTACATGTAAATGATATTGCACCATCAGCGATTCTAACATACTCGCCATTCTGCAAACCGTGGTTAGGAATATTAAGTGTTAATATGCCAGTTGCAGGGTCATATGTAGTTAATGCTGAGACTAAAGGTGTAAATTCTTGTGGTCCTGTAAATCCATGACTCGCAACAGTAATCTCTAAATCACCAGAGTGAGGATTATATGTTGCATCTGTAGCAGTTTGTTCTGAATATGCTACATCAGTAATTTCAATAGACTTGCCAGCAAAAGGATCAACCTGTGGACGTGGATAACTCTCTACATTAGTATTACCATCCTTATCACATGTAAATCTGATAGAATTATCTTTTAACGTAATACTAGAACCAACAGCGAGACCATGCTGACCTATGTTTAAAGTCAATGCACCTGTTGCTGCATTATATGTACCATCACTAGGTGTAAAGAATTTGTTATCACCAGCATTACCAACATTAATTGTAATAGTGTCAGTTGTTTTACTAATGATAGGAAGTGATCGTGAAGATGCGTTATCTTTATTTGCACGAGGATATGTCTTTGGACTATCATTGCCATCCATTGTGCATGTAAATGATAATGCATTATCATCAATAACAATACCCTTACCAACACTCAAACCATGACCAGCAATAGTAAGAGTTAACTCACCACTAGCAGCATCATAAGTAGCATCGGTTGGTGTAAACTCCTGTGCAGCACCAGCAGGTCCTACATTGACTCTAAATGTGTTTGTAGTTACGTTGGAGATGTCTAAGAATTCACCGCTTGCAGGGTCACCCGATCTTGGATATGAATGCTCCGTAGCATAATTATCCATTGCACAAGTAAATGTTAGTGCATCATCTGAAATTCTAATTCTATTACCAGCAACAAATCCATGATTAGGAATTGTTATATCAAGGTTACCCGATGTTGGATCATACGTTGCATCGGTTGCTGTATGGAATGAGGATCCAACTTTTGTAATCTTGATTGCTTTATCAGCATAAGGATCAACACCAGCACGAGGATATGTTTTAGTCGCTTGGAAATTATCTAGAGCACACTTGAATGACAACGAATTGTTAGGAATCTTGATACTTGTTCCTACACTCAAATTGTGTGATCCAATGTCTAATGTAAGATCACCTGTGTTAGGATCATAATCAGCAGTCGTAACATCATGGTTGATGTTTAAAGATTTACCAATAGCGAGTGTAATAGTGTCAGCAGTTGTTGCACCAATAGGCAACACTTTACCACCAGCAGGGTCTCCAATACGAGGATATTTTTTCTGCTCAGAGGCATCCATATCACATGTAAATATGAATGAATTGTAATCAAATCTTACGCTATCTGCTGCTCTTTTAAGTCCATTAGCAACAGCAGATACAAATGTATGGGTATAGTTTCCATCAAGTGTATCTCCCACATTAACTTCAAAAGTATTTGCAGTTACATGAGATATTTTTAACCACTTATTACTTACAGGATCACTTGCTCTTGGATATGTATGTTGTGTTGCATTGCTATCTTGTGAGCATGTAAAGGTTAAAGAATTATCATCAAACTTAACTCTCTCTCCATTACCAAAACCATGATTGGCAATAGTGATTGTTAACTTACCACTTACAGGTTCATATGATGCATCAGATACTGTATAAGAATCTGCACCTGTTAGTCCATGCTGAGAAATAGTAAGAGTTAAATCACCACTTACAGGATTATATACAGCACCTGATGGTGTAAACTGTTGGGTAGATGATTCTAGAATCATTCTTTCAACAGCTTCCTTTGCAATCAACTGTTTGTTTGCAAGAATTAAATTACGTGCGTCACCATTTCTATCATTGACTAGTTCTGGTTCTTCATAGGTAACAGGATCATTAGCAGTAGTATATGATTGTGTTAATCCATGTGTGCCAAAAATAAATACATTTTCTTTACGCATGACTTGAATAGACATGTCTTTTGCGTAATTAAATGCAGTTATAGTTTCATCTTTCTTTGCTGCTAAATCTTGCACAGCACCACTATCATAATAGTATGCTGCATCCCATGTATCAGCATTACCACCGTAAGCAGTATTCTCTGAAACAGCTTCAATTGCTTTTTCTATGTCATCTATACATTTTGCCCTACCTGTAGTTGCATTATATCCAGTAGAGGGTGTATAGTTAGGATAATCAAGAAGCATTCTTTCATATGCTTCAGTTGCAATAAATGTTTTGTTAGCAAGAATTAAATTGCGAGCATCTCCATTACGATCTGCAACAACTTGCTTAACACTTGTTGTTGCTCTTTGACCTAATTCAACTGTCGTTGCATCAACAATACGTTTAACAAATGTATTGTCAGGAATAACAGGTTGTGCTGGTCTTGTTGCACCATTCTTTAGATCATTTGTTTGAACACCTTGTGCATTTTCAAACTCACTAGGAGCATAATCAGCAACAGTCATACCTGGTGCAATACCACTGCTATCACCAACCTTAATAATAGAATTTCCAGCAGTTGTTTCTACACCAATACGTTTATATGTGTAGTTACGTAATGCAGCAATTGCTAAATCTCTTGCATAGAAGTAACCTTCTAATGTTTCATTAAGTTCATTGTTGATGTAAGTTAGATTATCTACACCACCAGATTTTACATAATAGGATTCAGCTGCCTGAATAGTATTAATATTTCCACCAAGTCGTAAGTCTTGAATAGTAGCATCAAGTAAGTAACCAATATCACGGCGACACTTAACAATTTCAATGCTCTGTTTGACAAGCAATGCTGGATACTTTGCTGTAATAAATCCATATGCTTCAAATGCAATAAATTCTTTGTTTGCCTCAATTAAATTAGCAGCATCTTGTGCTTTGTTATTAACTTGAGCAGAGGAAGGATTTAAAATATCTGGAGCAGCAACAAACCTCTTGAATCCATTGGGTGAAAGTGTTGCATTAAATTCACTATTACCACCTGTAGTTCTTGGTGCTAATTTTACATAAAGTTTTTCATCAGATTTTGCACCAATACGATAACCACCTATAGTAGCAGCAGGTCTCTCAGTTGGAACATAGGCATTATCATCACCAAGATATATTTTGGTATGGTTTGCTTGATCATTAGATGCCTGAATGTCAATAGTATAGTAAGATTGTCTCTTGGTATTTCCTACTTCTAGAACTTTCTTTGGTGGAATGATAGCATCAATATATCCACCCTTATCTTGGTTGAATGCAAATCCTTTATGACCAATAGCATGTAATGATGTATTACCAAAGTTACTGTTAGAGTTGGT